CTGCGTCTGCGAGGGCGTAGATCAGTCGGTTGTCGTGGTTGCCGAGGATGTATTTGTGATCGGCGTTCGGCGTGACCGCGCGAGTGTCGGCGAACAGCTTGACGCCGAGGTTGATCTCGTTCTGCAGGTCCAGTGCGAAGTGCCCCGGGAGCTGCCGGTGCCGACTGAGCTTCGGGAAGTCGGGCACGTCGCCGTTGTAGCGCACGCCGTCGGGCTGGTGCTTCTGGGCCACGTCCATCCACACGCGGCGCGCGAAGGGGCACTGGAACTTCGAGTGGAAGTCGCTCCCGACTTGGATCAAGACGCTGTCTTTCGTCAAATCCAGGAAGTCGTAGGCACCATCCCAAGGCTTGACGTGCTTCTCAGCATAGTGCATCACGTCTTGGGCGCGCAACGTCTTGGAGATGTTGCGCTGGACGGTCTTGACCCCAAGGCTTTCCTCGATCTTCGCTTGGCGCTTGAACTCAGCCCAGGAGCCGATCAGGTAGGTGACCAGTGCCTCGGAGTAGTCTCCATGCTCGCGGTAGCGGGGGCGGCTCGCGCTTGGACCGATCAATTCGCGAGGGATCGCGAACACACGGCGCAGATCGGCGCACAGCAGCTTGCGAATAGCGTTGGCCTTCGACGGATCGTTTTTGACCTCTTCGATCAGACGGTAGTTCTTCGCTCTGTTGAGTTTGGCCTCGGCCATCATCTCCCCGAGCTTCTTGGAGGTCCCCTCCTTGATGCTCTGCTTGACCTTCTTGGCCTTCTCGGCCTGGACCTCCTTGTATTTCGCAGTGCAGCGCTTGCAGGGGTTGCCCCCGTTGCAGCGCGGGGGACGAACTCCCTGGTAGCGATGGGCACCAGGACATGCGTTTGAACGGTCTCTCATGACTTGTCCCCCCGACCTGCAGCGATGTCACCGCCTCGCGAGGCAGTTCCTTGGTTCAGATCCCGGTTGCGGGACTGAGACTCGGCCATCGACATCCTCATCTTGCCAACCGTCTCAGTCTTGCCGAGATCGAGTTCGTCGAGGATGGTGCGGAAGCCGTTGCCCTTGTGGTCCTTGGGCCGCTGGGCTGGCATTCCTGTCTCCTGGTTCGGGGGTTTGGTCGGGTCATCCTCCGGGTCGCCTGAACCGACACCGAGGAAGTCGTCGGAGGTGAGGCCGACTCCGCCGTTCAACTTGGGATCGCCGAGCGTGCTGGCGAAGATCTGGCTGATCTGCTTCTGTGCGGGACCGATGGCCAGCAGTTGGAACAGCATCATGGCGTTGGTGATCTCGTTGTTCGCACCGATCTTGCCGGGCTGCGTCACGCCGGCCAGGATCGGGGGCGTGCGGTGCGCACTCAGAACCTTGAGCGCCTGGGCGTCGACCATCGGCTGATTGTCGCCCGTGGTCTGGCCATCGACGGTGAGCTTCTGGAAGTCGACCGAGACGTCTTCACCAGCGATGTTCAACAGCAAGATCCTGCGCCGGTTGCCGATGCCCACGTGCTCCGCGAACTTGGCTTTGATCTTCTCCCAGTCGTCGGGGTCGAGCTTCCGGCCGAGGATGTTGTAGATTGCCTCGGGGACTCCGCCGTTGAAGAAGAAGTCGAACATGTATTGCGTCACACAATGATCGAGTTCCATCGAGGGCGTGGCAGCGGCCCAGTCCATGTAGCCGTAGTAGGGCGATTTGCGACCGCGGTTCAGAGGGAAGTGGATGATCTCGGAGACGAAATCCTTCTTCTCGTTCTGGATCTCGCGTCGCTTGATGAAGTCGTCGCGCTCGCCGAAGCGCGCGAAGCGCAGGCCGCTCAACTGCGAGGTGAGCGCGAAGTCTCCCTGCTGCGCGATCTCGTAGTGGAAGACGTTGCGATTCTCTTCGAGATGGAACCACACATCCTTCGCCGGGATGTGGTAGGTGCCACGAATAGCACCCTTGGGGTTGCGCACGACCTCCAAGAAGCCGTTGGCATACTCGAAGTAGTCGGCGGTGATCGCGTCGAGTGTGTCTTGCCAACTGATGACGCAGAACTCGTTCATCTTCTCGGCGACCTTGTCACTCCGATGCCCGAGACCAACAGTGGCGCGAGCCTTGGCTTCCAGCGCGGCGCTGTGATGCACGTTGTGATCCTTCAGCAGCGAGACCGCTTCGTAGTCGATGAGCTGCTGGACCCGGCCGATCAGACCACCCTGCTTGGACCCCTCGCGGCCGTCCTTCAGAGGGGCCTTCTGGAGCTTGGCGAGCCACGATTTGCCGCTCTTGAGGATGTCGTGGGAGAAGGACGGGAAGGAGGCGACGTTGGGCTCTGACGTGTCCGACATGGGGTGAATTCCTGATTATTTTCGGCGGATCCGCTAGATCTAGCGGTTCGGAGGTGATTCCCTCGTCCAAGGGGCTTTTCCCCTGCACCTACAGTATATACTGATACGGGAGGGTATGCGTCCTGTTCCTGAGAAAGACTACCTAATGCAGCGGATCAAGAAGGCCAGAATCCAGTTCATCACTCTCTGCCCCCGTGGCAGGAACCAGATGCCGGTGCTCTACAAGGCCGACGGCACGGTAGCCTTTGACGCCCTCACGAAGGCCACAGAGGACGCTGGAGAGTTGACCAACATCGTCTACGCCGCCGAGCGGCCGGACACGGACGACCATCTGGCCAGCGCCGAGGTCATCAAAGACATGGCCCATGCGTTCCAGAAGGACGGAGGTCAGATCGACATTCGTCACGATGGCAAGGCTGTGGGCGCCGACAAAGCCTATGTCGCCGAGAGTTTCATCGTCCAGAAGGGCGATCCTCGGTTCGAGGACTACACGGACTACGACGGCAAACCTGTGGACGCGACCGGCGCCTGGGCGACCGTCATCAGAATTGACGATCCCGAACTTCGTCGCCTCTACAGAGAGGGTGAGTGGAATGGGGTCAGCATGCAAGGTCCAGGCCTGCTCACAATGGAGAAGGCTGACGAAGACACAACCCCCAACTGGTTCACCAAGTTCCAAAACAAACTCCTGACGGCCGTCGGCCTCGGGGTAACCACCAACGACGATGAGGTCGACATGAAGAAGCAAGAATTGGAAGAGGTCTTCGAGAAGGAATTCAAGAAGCTCGCAGAGATCCTGAAGCCTGAGAAGGAAGAGGTCAAGACCGAAGAGAAGGTCATCGTCAAGGAAGACGAAGACAAGCTCGACCTGACCGACATCAAGGCCGTGCGCGAGCACGCCGCGAAGTTGGAGAAGGAAGAGGCCGCGAAGAACTTCGACCCGACCGACGCGAAGGCCGTGCGCGAGCTGGCCGACAAGTTGGCGAAGGAAGAGGCCGACGCGATCGAGAAGGCCGAGGCCGACGACAGCGACGAGGTCAAGGAGCTGAAGGCCGATCTGCGTAAGGCAGAACTCAAGGTCGGCTCGAAGCAGACCGCCGACAGCGACGAAGACAAGGACGAGAGCCTGGAGGACTTCACGAAAGAGGAAGTCTTGGCGATCGATACAGGCAGTCGCATGGCTGCGTTCAACAACGAGGCTGCAGGCTACAAGGCCTAGCACCTGATCCAACCCCGACCCCCGGAGAAATCAAATGACTCTCGCAGACAACCAACTGTTCAGCTCAACTGCTGGGCGCGGTGCTGAGATCAGGCTGTTCCCCCGCGAGCGCGGTGGCCTCAAGGTCATCACGATCGCTGCCCAGTCTGGCGCACCCATCTTGCTCAAGGGCCTTCCGCTGGCCTACGACCGCGACGCCGGTCTTTGGACCGTCTACACTCAGCCGAGTGATGCCGCGGTCTACACCATCACCGCCAATGGCACCACGGCGACCGACGGCGTGTTCGACCTCCAGATCGACGGCCTGGACTACACGTTCGACCACGACGTGACTGCAGCCGCCATGGAGACTGCTCTGTTGGCACTGTTCAGCGACGCCGGCAAGCCCTACACCGTGGCTGTCGTAGCGACGACCACGACCCTGGGCACCAACGACGGCGTTGTGACCCTCACGTTCTCCGAGAACGCAGGCGCCCCGACCGTCCAGGTCGACATGTC